AGAAATCCGTAGCCAACAACGGCAATCTGCCATTGACAAGCTGACTGATGCCATACTTGAAGGGGATGATCGGAAGTATGATCGCGCTCTTGAGAAACTGTATGAGTTGGAAGTTCCACAAGAGGCTATCGAACGTCAGGTAAAGGAAGCTTACCGTAAGAGAATGGTTCCGGATTACATTCGTAAGTTTACCGACAGGAAGGGTAATATCACTTCCAAGGAACAGCAACGTAAATACAGGGACTATGAGAAGTACTATGATAAGGATTAGTCATGGGTGACATCAAAGGATTTGATGACCCCCTATGGCGACAGGGGGCCGGGAAGTTAGGGGAACTGCAACGGCTATTTGCTGACAAGCTTGTATCCTATGACAGCCCCCTTGCTTTCCTACCCTACTTCCTTACTGGTGGGCATGACACAGCAGATGCTCTTGATCGTATCAAGGAACAGGGGATAGCTCGTCCTTTGAGCAGGACTAATCCGGATACAGGAAAGCGAGAGAACCCTAGAATGGAAGCCCTTCTGGATGCGTTAGGCGCTTCTCAAGTGGGAATCTATGGTAGTGCCGGGGTTGGTGCTGGTAAATTTGGAGCATCAAAGCTCAACCAATTATACAAGAAACTACTAGAGGTTCCCTTTAATGAGGGAAGGCGAGAGGCTTTGAAGAAGGGGTCTGCTGTTAGTGGTCAAGCGGTGATACCTACCCCTCTCAAGATCGCTGCGGCAGCAGCGGGAGGCGGGGTCTTAGCCAAGGCTGCGCCAGAGATAGTTGCTGAAGTAGCAAAGAAGTTCAAGTATAACAGTCTTGCCGAATACTTGGCTGCTATTAAAAAGGCTGCTAAAGAAGATGCGCTAGATACCTTTCGTCAAGGAGAAAGTCCAGACGCACTAAATCATGCACTCCAATCCGGGGATTTCGATCACTACATTGCTGATGATCTAGCTGAAACGATGAAGCAACAGCTACAAGCCCATGAGGAGTTGTATGCTGTTGTCAAAGAGGTTGACACGGTTTATAATAAAGGTGGTGCTGGGGAGGGTATATTGACTACTCCTGAAAAGCATGGCGCTGATTTTCTTTACGAGAAACATAAAGAGATACTAGACGAGTTCTCTCCTCGTGCTAAAGAAGAGATGAGGGCATTGAAGGCAATCTTTGGTGATGATTGGCATGAGGTTGCCTCAGATCCTCAAGTCCTTGAGTCTATCAAGAAAGGTAGGATCCCCGGTGGAAGTTATCAGAGAATGAAGGATGGAAAGAAAATGTATATAAACCGAGGTATGGAATACTACACTCCCGATTATAAGTTCCATCCGAGAAATGACCTAGCTCAGAAGCCGGGGTACTACCTCTTTGATGAAACAGGGACAGACTACATTAACCCCATCTCATATGATCCTAAGGTTCCTACTGATCTTAGGGATTATCAGTATGAACCTCTCATGACCAGAGATGAAGCAAAGAAAACTATGGAAAATTTCATAAAGAGTCTTTACGGAGAATAATTAAATCTTCCTCCAAAGAAATACAAACCGGACAATGAAGAGGTCTATGGCTACGCCCCAACGTACTCCATACTCCTCTTCAAAGTCGGAAGAACTTACAAACTCTAGTCCTGCCATTACTCCGGTAATCCAGTTGCAGTTGATCTCAATGGCATTCATCTGGATGATCCTTCTTCCTGTAGGGTAGGTTGTTGCCGTATCTGTCCTTGATGTAGCGGGACGGGTAGACGATTGTCTCCTGTTCTAGCAGCTTGAACAAACGATTCTCTGTCCATCTACGCAGGACAAAGACATCGTAAGGCTCGTCATCATACCGCCTCGGGCTGAATGGATACATTCTTTGTTCTCCTTTTGGCAACACTTGTTGCTTTTCTGATAACACTAATCTTCCTTACCGTACCCTTCGGGATTTGGGAGCGTTGGTTATGCTCCTTGTCATGGGCTACGTCCATAGCGATTACGATGTGTTCATCATCCTCATGGACAAGGAAGCCCACGCTATGCACAACCGTAGGCTCGATCTTGTCCACCTTATCCTTCCATCCTGCGTCCTGAGCAGAGATATCTACCCACCAAATCTCAATAAGATCGTAGTGCTGTTTCGGACGCTTCCATTTAGATTCCGCAGATTCCACCATGACACGGATCGCTTTCCTCGTAGACTACTCCTGCGTGTTTAATCGCTTCTTCATATGGCACTACCGTAAGGGGCTGACCACCACGGCTACCATCAGGATAACAGGTGAACCCCCGCAATCCCGGAGCATACTTGGACAGAACCTTGGCGAACTTCTCAACCTTGTCATCATTGTTTCCAGTAGATCCCCATGACGGAAGGTTGATGGTTGACGAGATACTCATGTCAACATAGTCCTGTACTTCAGCTTGGAACTTGATTCGACGCTCGTAGTTGTCTGCCATCTCCAATGCGGTATCAATCTTATCCGGCTTAATGCCTAGCTCCTTGATCAGTCCGTCTGCAACGGCATCCACGACAAACTCAAAGTGCCATCGCGTTCCACCTTTAAGGTAACGACGCTTGTAGGCAGTTGCAAAGAGAGGCTCGATACCTGTCGTTGTTCCGGCAAGGATACCGATTGTCCCAGTTGGAGCGATAGCTCTGTACGCTTTCGGTCTGGAAAGGAACAGGCGATCACAATGCTCGTCGGCTGATCGTTTGCTCTCCTTTTCATAGACGCTTAACCATTTGTGTAATTCATCCGTTACCTCATACTTCTGTCCACGCTTCATGAGCCATTCGTGAATCCCCATAAGTCCGAGGCCAAGCCTGCGATTTTTCTCTCTAACTTTGTAAACTTTATCGTAGGGGAGAGTAGCGCGGACTGTTCCGCAAACCAAGAACTTGCTCCCAAGAGCAACCACGCTGCGTAACTCATCAACAGAACTAATGTTAGCCAGATTAACCGAACCGAGATTACACACATCTGAATCATCTTCAGACGTAACCTCAGTACATGCGTTGCGAAGCGTTTCATTCTCTTTGTCTCCGAAATTAAAACTGAATCCGGGTTCCCCTGTTGATAGGGCTTGCTTGCAATTCTCTAGAAATACAGGATTAGTAGCCCTATTATTATCAGCGAGCCAAGCATTATCGTAGTTGACGCTGATGTTGGTCATGTCGAGGGGAGCATTGAAGTTGAAGTTTACCTTCTTTGCTTCCCCTGCGGTCAGGGTGTCTGTTACTTTTTGAGTGTCCCAATTCTTTGCCTTGAGGAAAGTAGGTATATCCTCATGCCGCCAATTGAGAGATGCATAGATGGCCGAACGGCGGGAACCTCCTTGCATTACATTCCTGCCGATCTCATTCACAGCGTACATCAGAGGGATAGGCCCAGAACTAGTGCCACCTGTGCGGCGAAGAAGCCTACCAGAAGGCCGGAGGACGCTATAATCAATGCCAATACCACCGCCGCTGCTAAGACAAAGCATAGATCGCTTGACGACTTCTGCCCACTCTTCTCTTGTATCTTCCTCAGCCTTGAGCAGATAGCAGTTGTTGTAGAACGATACATCGCGGCCAGCATAATACAGATACCTCCCACCGGGAATGAACTTCATTTCCTTGATATACTCAACGAGTTGTTTGCGGTCATCTTCGGACATAAGAACCCGCTCCTTACCATTCCGAGAGCCACATACGTCTTCCACTAGCCTCTCGGCAAGGATATCCCAAGAGTCATTCGGCCCTTGGGCATACTTGAGGCGAAACACATTCTCCCCAAGGTTGGTTCTAAAGCGGTTCTTTTCCATTCAAGTAGTCCTTTATCTCTTTCTTGATTTCTTCCTCCTCAGCTTCACGCAGTCGGAGTGCGACATGGGCAGAGGCTTTATGCCTATACCGTTGGTTCTGAAGAAGCTCCCGATGCTGTTCTATCGAGAGCCTCTTGAACGATTTACTTTTTCTTTTTTCCACCTTTCGCTTTCTTAACGGGTTCGTCTTCCGGTTCTGCAAAATCGAAGGGGTAGTCTTCTTCATCATCATGAAGCGCCCCTGCGCCGCTATTCAGCACATCCACCTTGGCCTCTGTGTTGAACTGGTAGCCATTGGCTTTGAGGAATTCCATGAACGGCTCACACAGTTGATCCCAAGACGGCTGGTCAGGGAACTCATAGCACAGGTTGATGTTGGTAGAACGGCCATCGGGATCGTTATCACGCATACTCGATACAAATTCAATACGGAACATTATGATTTCTCCTTTTCAAGTCTAGCGATCTCTCGCTTAAGGAACTCGATTGCTTTCTTGAGATCCTTTACTGGTTCTCCCTTACGCTCGTAACGGGAGATATACTTCAACGCGGTTGCTGCAAAGTAATTCAACTTCCAATCTTCAATCACATCCCAAGGCTCATACTTCCTGCCTTCCACATAATGCTGCGGATGTTCGACAGCACGACGCGGTTCCCAACCATTCTTGATACCCGGATCGTTTGGCCATACTTCCAGCTTCCCATCCTTCCAAGTGTACCCTAGGTACTGATCTCGTGGAACTGGGTCAAGCGTTTCCATACTTACTCCTTAAGTAGTTAAGACTGACTGCCATCTCATCGAACGCCCCATCCTTAACATTGTGCATCATATACATACCACGCCAATGATTGTTGGTCTGAGGATTAAGGTAGGGTTCATCGTGTAGATAACACGACCCTGCTATCAAGGCCGTCATATCTGTACCGTCGCCCCGCTGCCCATATGCAATGTCACGCCCTTGCTGGTGTCCCGCAATGCAGGACATGTGTTTTTTCGTAAGCAGCATTCTAGCAGAAGTGATAGGTCTTCCCATGATTCCGCTACA